CGATTGGCCGATTGACGGATTCAAACCCGAACATCGCTAAGGCTACTCCAGTAAGCCGGTTGAATGCAGTGGTGGAGGGAAATAGCCCAACCACCGTTGCGGGCACTGCGCGGACTTTACAAAACCCAACAATGACAGGCTCGGCGGAAAGGCCTGGGCCTACGGTTGACCCGAGGGCTATTGCGTCGGCTCTGGCGCAGCAACGGCTGGCAGGGGGTTCAACAAACCCCGGAAACGCAGTTCGGGGCAATCAAGGCTCTTTGCACGAGCAGCAAATGAACGCGCTTCTCGATGTTGGCGGGGCGAATGTCTCGAACGTAAACCAACCGCTCCGGGTTGCAGATCAGCTTCAGAAACTTTCCCCTGGGTCGAATATCCACGAAATGCCGCAGATGCGTTCAGGGCAGTTGTTGCTTCGCCCCTTCCGCACCCTGGATATGCTGATGACCGCCCGGACGGAGAAGCAGATTCAAGAGGAAATCTCGAAGCTGCTGATCAACCCTACCCAAGAAACCCTGAACGAACTTCGCACAATCGCAATGTTTGACCCAGCTATTCGGAAGCAGCTTTCCGTTGTGTCTGGGCTAGTCGGCGGCCTTAACGGGCGGCAGGAGAATCAATAATGGCCTGGAATGGCACCGGGACGTATGTCCTGAATCCGCTTTTTACACCCGAGGTTAACGGTAACGTCGTTGACGCGGTGCGGTATAACGGCGCATTGAACGATATCGCAGCGGGGATTACCGCCTCGCTTGCGAAGAACGGGGAAAATGTCCCTACCGCGAATCTGCGAATGGGTGGGTATAAACATACCGGCGTCGGACTAGCAACCGCGAACGGACAGTATGTGGAATATTCGCAGGTAGCCGGGTTGGGCGGGGTGTTGGGGGTTATCCCTCAGGAATCGCAATCTGCGAATTATACTCTGGTATCAGCTGACGCGGGGAAACACATTTATCATCCTTCCGCGGATGTAACTGCGCGAACTTGGACGATACCCGCGAATTCTGCGGTGCCGTTTGAAATCGGTACGGTGATTTCTTTCAACAACGACTCTAGCGCAGGGGTTATCACGATTGCCATTACCGATGACACGCTAGTTCTCGGCGGATCTGGTGCAACAGGCTCTAGAACTCTCGCTGCGAATGGTATGTGCACGGCAATTAAAGTGACTGCTACGCGCTGGATGATTTCAGGGACGGGTTTGTCATGAGTGGGTTTAGCCATCAACCCTTTTTCTGGCCGCAGACAAGCGATCCTTATTTCTCTGATGTAGCGTTATTGCTGAATTTCGATCAGGCCGGCGGTTCTACGCTGTTGCAAGATAGCAGTAGTTATGCGGATCATCGCTCTTGTGGGGCGCTGGCGTCGGTTAGCACTTTGGCGGCTAAATTCGGGACAGGCAGTTTGCAGCTGGAGTCGAGCGTTTCCGGTGGAGCCGCTTGGCCTAGTAATGCGCGATTTAACTGCGTAGCTGGCCAAGGGCTCACTGTTGAATGGTTTTTTAAGGCAGTAAATCGTTTCAATGGGTCAGCCGCGCCTTCCATGTTTCTCTGCCGTGATTCGACTGGCGTGGCAATGATTGAAGTGGGCTTGTTCGGGATAGGGTCTGAAATCACTATTCGGTTTGAACAGGCTTTCAATGATTTTCGGCAATATACCTACACCCCTAGTGGAACAGGATGGGAACATATCGCCGTCTGCCCGCGCGCCGCAGGTGGGGTTGGTGTTTATGTCAACGGCGCTTTGATGGTTGAACGCCCGCCCGCTCAAGTGTTTTCCTCCGGCGCGTTTGGCGGGGCAGGTGTAAGCCTTATCGTCGGAAGTTGGGATACAACCGCAGGAGCTAATAACCTTCTGTGCTATATGGACGCTTTTCGTTATACTACTCGGGACCGTTATCCCAGTGGTTGTGTTGTGCCCGCCGGTCCTTATCCACTTTATTGAGGAAGCCAATGAATAATCCACACCAAACTGCCGGCGAGTCTTTTCTCCGGGTTGCTGGTCTAGTCATAGCCTGGATAACAAGCGTGAGCCTCGCCGATGTACAACTTTGGGTCGCAATCCTGTCAGGGTTGATGATTTGTTTTTATACCGGTATGAAAATCGTGCTTCTTTGGCGAGAACGGTTTTCCGGGAAATTGCCTAAAACTCCCTACAACACAACCCCTGCGAGGCTGGAATGAAGCGTTTTTTCCATGCTGTTTTGGTGTTGCTTGCGGTTATTCCTTGGGCTGTGGGGGTGACTCTTTTTGCCATTGCGCTGGTGTTAGTTTTGCTGGCCGATAAACTCTGGCCTAACGCCGATTGGGGAAATTGCTGGAGTTTCTGTGGCCCGAAATGGGTGAAGGAAGGGGGGTATCTTGTTGCTCGCCCAGCAGATGGCGTGCGTTTCCTTGGGAAACTGTGGATTCCGCACGTTTTTTGGATGCCTAAAATTGGCGACGGAAATACCGTACTTCAGACATTCCCCATAGACAGAACAAAAGCCCGCTGGTTACCCTGGCGGACTTTGTATTTTAGGTTTATTGTGCGGGGAAAAGAGCGTCCGCACAATTCTACTTTTGGGGATCTACCGTCTTAGGGTCGTTTTTCAGTTCATTGATTACTTCGCAAAGGCAATCGGGTTTGTTCTGGCAAACCCTTTTGCCTTTTTTGCTTTGGCGGTAGTGATGGCGAATGGTATGGGCGGGGAGGCCGATATTTTCCCCCATTGAGACAGGGGTTTCCCCGCGAAGACGGCAGAGTTCGAGATAGCCGTGTAAGCAGCAATAGCCTTCGGAGTAGATTCGCGCTAGGAGCCCCTGAGCCCGGGAGGTTTTCGCTGGATCGCTCATAGCTTTGTGATTGTGCGTTTGGCCTTATCAATGATGACGTATTTTGCTTCGATCATGCCGAGGATGATTTTCTCGAAGGCTTCGGAGTCGGGGTAGTATCGGTGCATGTACCGATAGAGGAGGGAGAATTCGACCGTCCCACCGTTCCGGGCGAGGAAGGCAAGGACTTGATCCGCCGCGTTGGAGTCTTGGTTCATACCAATTTTGCTATAAACCATCGGCATGGAGGCTTCGAGTTCGGTGATGAGTTTCGCCGCGCGTTCGAGTAGAGTGCGGGTTATCAGGAGAGAATTCCCCTGTGAAGCGGAGAGGACCATAGCGACTTTATGGACGAGGGTTTGCTTCCGGGCGATGTAACCACCGAGAAGGGTTTTGTCGATTTTCGGCGCTTCGTGTTTATGGAAGTGCTCGTACCACTCCGCGCCCCAGGCGTAGGCATCAGGGGTTAGGGTGAAGTTACCGATTAGCTGGCTGATCCGTTCCAGGTCGCGGGTTAGGCGGGCTTGGCGGTCTTTGTAGTCCTTGGGGATAACTAACTGCGGATATGCTACATATCTTGTCTTCGTTTCGCCATAGACAAAAAGCATGCGTGAGGTCAGGCCCCCGCCGATTAAGTATTGCGGGACATTTTCCGCAATCCATGAAGGTGTCGTGCAGGCAATCATATTCAAACATGGTGTGGGGATTTTCAGCTCCCCATCCTTTCGTGTGCGTTTTTTCATCTCCGCGCCGTCCCAAATGTGGACCAGTTGGTCGATCATTTCGGTGTCGCGGGGGTTGAGGGTAATACCGAACTCTGGAGAGTTTACATAGAGGGCATACTGCGTCTTGATTTCGGTGTCGGAGGTTTGGAATTCATCCCCGACTTCGAGGAAGGCATCGTAGAGAGCCTGCCAAGTTAGCGTTGTCGGGCCTTGCTGGATTCCGGGGATTTCCCGGAGGAGTCGCATTCCCAGGTCGGAGGTTGAAGACTTCTGCACGATTCCCGGAGGAGCCACAAGTAGAGTATACAGGTTAGGATACCAAGTAAAAGTTCCCATATCCAGCCATACTCTGCGTCGCAGGGCGCAAGCGATAGTAGCCACGCCCACCCAAAAGTAGAAATATCCAGGCGCTTCTCCCCATTCGGCATTGTGCATGAACTCCTCAAGCCAATCAGGCAGTTCCCGAGAGTTTTCCGTCACGGCGTTTGGCTTCTTTGGTTTGGTTAAAGTGGAGGAATAGCTCCTCGTCGCAGGGCCGGCAGAGGTCTATCCCGAAAAAGCGGGAGGAAGCATGGATATGTGGGAGGGCCTGTGCCGGCGTGGATTTCATAACTTGGTGGGAAAAGGCTTTTCCACAGAGTTCGCATTCTAGGTCGATGGTTACAAAGCGGGGCATGATTTCTCCTTGGTTAAGGCAGCTAGGCGAAACTCCTCTGGAGGGATTTCCTTTCCGTTTATAAAACAAGGGATAAAGGCCTGGCCACGACCTCGCCGGAGGAAGGTGCTTTTATGTTTTACCGCGGCAGAAAGACTCGGACCGAGGTAGAAGTCCCGAAGGACTCCATAGGGGAGTTGGAATTCGACGCGGTAGAGGGTCATGGCTTTCCGATCCCATGTGCGCGCTCTATGGCGCGGGCTACGGTAAATGTCCAATCATCAGACCCGTCTATGCCTAGTGCTGCAAGAATCTGCTTATCCGTCAGTTGCTTCTGGTCCTTGGCCCGGGGTGCTGCGTAGAGCGGCAGCCAGAACGGAACCATGTGTTCCTGCGGCGGTTCTGTGCGAAAACCATTACCGTGACCGGTCTTTATCATCCACGCCACCGGCTCAGGCTGCGGCTCTGCGAGCGCGGCGCGGAGTTCTTTGACCTTCGTTCTCAGTGCTCGCATTCTTGCCAGCGCCACGCACATAGTCCCGACGACTTGTTCAGGGGCGGCGTCAATGCCGGCCTTCGGAATAGTTGCTTCGTCAAGGTCGTAAGGGCAATCCAGCAGGTCGCCAAGCGCCTCAAGTGCCGCCTGTGCGGCTTGTCGGAGGTTATTACTCATTTGCAAATCTCCTTTGTACGGTTTTCCCAGGATTTCCTTACGCAGCATGCTTCAAAAAAGTCTTTAGTCTGAAGGGCTGCCGTTTGGTTCCGATTTCCTGCCGGGATTTTTACAATCCATCTGTGCTTAGATGCGCACCAATGTACGCCTTTTAAGCCTGTTTTGTTGTTTACAGGTATTCGCTTATTACGGTTTTGTTCGGACGCGGTGGCCCAGACACAATTAGTTTTAGAATAGCCTTGCGCATTGTTTAGGCGCTCTAGACTAAACCCAAAGGGAGGTTCCCCCATGTCTTGATAAAAGTTTTCAAAAACGCGCTAAGACGGGTCTATGGTAATACCCCGGCCACCGTAACGAGCATAAGCGGGATTTTTAGGGTTATCGCACCGGGCTTTCATGTTCTTCCAGCTGTTATAAGCTGGTGTACCTGTTCGTCGATGAGTTATAGTCACGCGCAGTCTCCCCAAGATTTTTTGGATACTTTGATCCCTACCGGAATTAAAAGAGGATCGTCATACGGCACGATAATCCTCGCCAGCCGCCGAAGGTCTGCAAGGCTTTTTTCTGTCTCAGCCGTCGGAAATTGTCCCGCGAGCGAGTCGTGTACTTGTATTAGGAGTTGGATGTTTGTTCCCCCTCGCTGTTCAGCTTCGTCGATGTTGACAAGGGCGCGGTTGATAACCCCTGCGACGGTACTCTGCGGAACCCAGCCGAGGAATTCTGGTAGATTTGGACGTCCGAAATTATAGAGGCGCATTCCAAACTTGTTTTCAATGTAGCCCTTGGTTGAAAGGGCTTGCTCGACGCGAAGATGCCATTTCCGAATCCCCGGGTGCTTGGCGAACCACTCTGCGCGGAATCGCGCAGCTTCTGCGACAGTAATGCCAAGTGTCTGCGCGAGTTTTCTATCTCCGATTCCGTAATTTGTAGCATGGACTCCAGCCTTCGTTTTTCCGCGCCGAGCCTCCCCAATCTTGCCACGGTGCTCTTTATAGTTAGGGTGAGATTCTGCCAGTTCATCGAGGGGGATACCTTTGATGGAGAATACGTCTACAGCGTTAACACAGTGCATGTCGAGCCCGAGCCGGAGGGCTTTTTTCATGTCGTTATCGTCAGCTTCCCAGATTACGACCTGAAGGTCGGCCCGGTCGAGGTCCATGTCGAAGAAGGTATAACCGGGATCGGGGATGAATAGCTTTCTGACGTTGGGGAGCTTGATGTAGTTTTTGTCTTTGATCTTTGCCTTTTCAGCGACTGGGATGTTCTGAAGATTCATCCCCGAGCCAAACGCGTTTTCGGAGGAGGAGAATCGGTAGGTTATTGGGCCGGCGATGGAAAATGAGCACCGCATCCTGTTGTCGGAGTCTAGCTGCGCGTCGATGAAAGTACCGAGAAAAACGCCGATTGAGCGGAGTTCGACGATGAGTTGGCATAGGGGTTTCAGCAAAGGTTCCCGCTCGGCGATAACCGCCATCGCGGGGGAGTTGGTTGTGAGGGATTCTGTTCCGAGGGCTTTTATGCCAGGGATACCGAGGTCGGAATAGAAGAAGTTAAGGAGTTGTTTTGGGGATTGAGGGTTAATCTCATGCCCGACGACGTAGTTGAGGGTTTGCTGCCGGTCGAGTTGGGCGGAGAGGAGTTCTTTCCGCAAGGCCGCACGTTGGGTTGTATCGAGGCGAATGCCCCGGTTCATCATGCGGAGGACAGGGAAAAATAGACTCTGCTGAAAATCGAAGTGCTGGCGTACCCCTCGCTTGTTAGCTTCTTCACAGATTTCTGCGTCGATTTCCCAGGTGATACAGGCGTCTTTGCAGTTGTAGGTCCAGTATTGGCTCTCCCCGATTTTCGGATCCCATTCTTTTATCTCGTCTTTCCAATAAACATGATCGTGGGCGTACATAGAAGAAAGGAAGTCGAGTCCTTTTCGGATGTTACTATGTAACGAATGGTGCGCGACCATCGTGTCTCGTACGCGATGTGGGAGAAAACCCCAGTGCCGCCAGAAATATTGGCAGTCGTAGGAGTAGTTTTGACCAATCCAGAGGATGTTGGGGTGGGTGAAAAGCTGGTGGTAGAGTTGGACAATGGTGGTTTCATCATCCTCGCTCCAGTAAAAGGGGGAGTCTGGGTTTATAACGAGGTGGGGAATACAAATGGCCTCGGTTTCACTCCAGGCGATTCCGAAGCAGGCGATGTATCCGGCCCGGGTTTCAAGGTCGCCGGAGAGCCTAAGAGGATTCTCCCTTGTGCATCCATCGGCAAGGAGAAGTAAGCCATTGAGTTCGCCCACCACTTGATCGAAGGTCGGCGCGATAGTGAAAGAATAGGCCCTGGGGACTTGCGCATGGGTGTAGATTTTATACGCACGGGTTAAGTCCATGCGGAGGATAAAGGCTTGGTCGGGCTGTTTTACTAGGGATCGGGGGTGAATGGTGGGAAGGAGGGTGAAGGGGTAGTCAACGGGGGTTAGGCGCGAGCCACGCCATCTAGCGATGGCATCTTGCCCCGTTAGCAGGGCCAGGGGCGCTTTGCCGAGGGTGATGACAAGCTTTGGGGCGACTTCCATTAGGCGGGCTTGCACACGGGCAAAGCCTTCCGCTAGGGTGGGGTGAACCCAACGCCCTTTGATATGCACCCATCCCGGCCCTGGGCAGGTTTTGCGGCTTGAAAGCCATTCGTCTATATCGGGCTGCCCTTTCACCAGGGGCGGGGCGATATCTGCGAGGGTTGTCCAGAAACAGGAGGTTGCGGTAATCCCAAGCTTTGAGAGGATCTCCCCGACGCGTCCGAAGGTGTGGGAGTCTGGGTAATCCCCGATGATCGCAATGTCGGCCGGGATAGGTCCGAAAGTGGGCATGGTATCAGGCTTTCCTGGATTGCGATGAAGACAAGGTGAGGGAGATTCCGCGCGTGGTAGATTTGCCTGAGTCCTGCGAATCGGTGTTTTACGCCGAAAAACGTCATCCGTTCGAGAGAGGCGATTTCATGCAGGCTTAGGCCACGGGCGAGGTGTTTTAGCAGCTGCCGGTCGAGGTGATCGGCAGCGGGTTTTACTGGGCGCGGCATGTTAGAGGGTGTAATACTTAACTACAGCATTCCCAGGGAGTTGGGCAAAAACTGCTGCGAGTTCAACCCATCCGTCGATGTAAGCTCGGTGTTCAGCTTCTTTTGCAGTGAGGATGAGGTATGCCATGATAGGTTTTCTCCACATTTTAAACGAGCGTAAAAAAGGGGTTCAACCGAACCCCCGAATTGTGGCGCGCGGCAATAGGAGGAGGGGTCTTTCCAGAGCCTATTTGCGCAGGTTGAGCAGGATTTAACGGGGGTTTCCATTGATTCGGTTTTCGACAAGGGTGGCGTAGCCAGCGATATCATGCCAGGAATCGGCGTAGTTTGGGTCGCCGTTGATGATCCGGCCGATTTTGTGGCAGATCATATCAAGGGCTTCCATTGCGTCGTATTGAAGAACGGTTCCCCGAAGCCGAAGTTCGGTGATAATAACCGTTTTCAACCGCTGCGTTACTTGAGCGTGCCCCATAAAAGAGCCGTACCGTTTTCCCCGTTCATCCAGGGTGGTATTGACATCGGTCATGTTAACCTTTCAAGTCGAGAATAGGTGCCGGCCTTTCACCGGCTGGGGGGATTACAAGGCTTTTGCTATGTACCGTATAGGCCAAGATGCGAAACCCATCCCCTCTGCTTTGCTGGTGGTATTGTACCGCGGCCAGCTACGCGGGAAAGTGGGGGCGGGTGAAGAAGCGAAGCCCCGCCCAGGGCAATACCTACCCCCGTGGTTTAAACCTTCGTGTAGGAAACGATTTCATCCAGAACGCCACCTTCCGGGTCCGTCGGGTGCGGCTTGTGGCCGATTGCGATGCGGATGAAATTCCCCGGAATAGCCGACAGGGGCTTGCCATTGCAACCCGCAGCTTCGCGCAAGCGACCCAGACGGATATTCTTGTTCGGGCCAACGGCAATGGAGCCGTTTTGCATGTCCAGCATAATGCCGAGGAAGGTGATGGCCTTATCCGGCGTGCCGGGGACTTGGGCCAGGTATTCCGGGTCAGTGATTTCCAGCTTGCAGTCGAGACGAGCCCAGGGGGTGCCTGGATTTTTCGAGTTCGGGCCAGAAACGCCGTCAGAGAGTTTGCACTCCATGATTTGGGCGGTGGTTTCGCCGATAGGGAGGGGATCACGCTTGGTGGCGTTTGCCGCGATGTTTTCGTTCATCAGGGCGTCGGCGTCGAAAAGTTTGGACATTTTAAGTTCCTAGGTTAAATTGACGGAGAGAGGAAACCTTCGCGCGTCCGTCTTGCACGCGAAGGGGGTATGATACTAGGTGTCAAGCCCAGTGTCAAGGGGATTCGGGAGGGGTATTTGCTTCGACCTGTTTGTCGAGGTATTGGCGGATGAAGCCAATAACGGTAGAATCAGTTGAAGGGTAGGAATAAGCGTCGCCTAGGCTTTCCTTGATGGCGATGGTTTCCCCAAGCCCGACATAATCAGGAAGGTCGAGTTCTGTAATGGCCCAGCCATTGGCGAGGGGGGTGATCTGGAGAGCTTTCAGTTTCATGTTTTATCCTTGGAAGATTGCAATGACGCAGGGGATATCTGAGAACGGAGTCTCATTGGCGGGGATTACAATGAAGCGGTAGCAGGCTTTCTCGAAGGCAGTTTCTCCTCGTTCAGGATCAGCGCGAAAATTCATTGGCCCATGCATGATGAAATATTTATGCGAGTTATCCAGGATTTCTTCACCGTTAAGGTGCTTTTCCCGTTCGAGGTATTTCTGCTGCCCGTTCCACGGCCCGCCGATAAAGCTGATGAGGTAGGCAAACGGCGGGGGTGGGATTGGGGTTGAGCGGTATTTGGGTTTATAGGACGAGGTATTGACGCTTGTACGCATGAGGGCTTCAACCTCACGTCTTAACCGTTCTTGGTCAGGGTCGTAGAAAGCCATATCCGATGCCTCGTCGAAGATTACCCAATCGTAAGTGTGACCGAGGATTTTACCTGTTTTAAGACCCTGAAGCGGCACGCGCCCGGGCTGCCCATTTGTCATAGACCTGCCCGAAATCTGCGGGGAGCTTTGATTGGATGGGGAGATTCCGGGTTTTAACGTCTGCCTGGGAATTGGCAGTGTCCCAGAAGAATTTGTCGTTTTCCCGGGAAGCGAGGATAACATCGCTGAACGGCTGGAGGATTGTTGCTGCAATCGCTTTTCCAGGGACGCTAACTGTGATTTTGTTCCCCCCGAGAATTTGGTCAATTTCCCTTTCAACGTGCGCAATGATGACGACATGGCAAATGCAACCCGAGGTAAGTTTGTGGATGAAGGACATAATCGCTTGTTGGACAATGCCCCAGTCGGAAACATCCCGGACGGGTTTTGTGCCGACTTGCATATCAAAGGCGATGCGAACAAGCGCGGAGAGGGAGTCGATGACAAGGACCGCGCCGTTTGACCAGGAATCGGCCGAGCCGTATTTTAGCCCGTTACGTTGGTCGGGGAAATCGGAGAGGACGGTATACATTTCCGTCATTTGGTTGTTCTTCGAGCGGTTCATGTCTTTCATTTTCCCCAGCCCGGAGAGGTCGAATTTCCCGATGTTGTCGGATTGCTTGAAGAGGTCGCTAAAACCCTGGGTTTTGGGTTGGAGATAATGCCAGTGGAGGTTGTCGGGGATTTTCTCGCCGTTGTCTGAATACGCGCCGATTAGGGTTTCCAGGCCGGGTTCAAGAAACAGGGCGAAAGTTTCCAGGCCGGTAGCGACGAGGGTTTTGATGGCATAGGTTTTCCCCGTACCGGATGGCCCCATGAGGATATCCTTGAAGCCGGGATATTGGGGGTTGATGGGTTTTTCGTTGGTAGTCATTGCGTGCCTTTCAATAAACGATTTGCAAACATCAACGCTTCATACCGAAGAAGTCCAGGGGCGATAGCGTCGAGGGCTTGGTGGAGGGTTTTAGGGGTTCCTTCATCCCACCAGATGAGGGGCCAGAGGACTGAGCCGCCGGTTCCGAAGGTGTTTGAGGCTCGGGGGATATCCCCGTGGTCTGGGCAAGGGGAGCAGGCCGCCATCCAAGGTCCGCGCCCAGATAGGTAGGCGCGTGCCCAGGCTTCCCCGCAGGTCGGGCAGACGTAGGTAATACCTCCGAGCGTTCCTCCGTTGCTATCTCCGCCGATAGGGTGGACACAGCCTCGAATATCCACTCTTCGCATTCGATCACCAGGGTTTGCTGTAGAACGAGGTTAGGCTTTTCCATAGCCTTTGCAGCCCGGAATACCAGAGTTGCGGCTTGGGCGAGGAGGTTGTGGAGGACGAGTTCTCTGGGGGAGAGGGGTCGCATGTTTTATCCTCGGCGGGGGTGTAGAGTTGGATGAATACCCTTTCGTTCATGCAATGGGGAGGGGAAGTAGAGAACGAAACCCCGACGAGTTGGTAGAGGATATAATCCCCCCAATCCGGGTGGAGAAGAATATCGAGGATAGTGACTTTCTCGATGAGGGGATTCTCGGCGTCGTGATAGAGCCAGGTTTCGCCGATCTGGGGGAAACGGGTTTCGGGGATGTTCATGGGGTTTTCCTCAGCATGGCTTCGAGGGCTGCGATATTCGCGCGCAGTTCCTTGATGCGGGTTTGGTTGTGTGCGGTGTAGGTGGGATTTGAGAGGTAATGACTCAATTCCTCATGATGCGCCGCGAGAGTCGCGTGAAGGGATGATTTGGTGTCAGCCATTTTAGTCTTCCTCGGGTCCGTCAGGTTGTTCGGCCATTTTTTCCCTGAGGGCGTTGGTGATGTGGTCGATAAAACCCAGTTCATCTGGCATATCGAGGCGTTGGATATCTAGAATAGAGCCAGGAACCTGCGCGGGCCATTTTAGACGGACTTCGGTGATATCGAATTCTTCGTCTTCCGGTGGGTAGCATTTTTCCGGGGGACCGGAAAGCCGACCAGGGTCACCGGGAGTGTAGTCGTAATGGACTTCGAGGGTGAAACGGGGATAGACAAGATCAGTGACGAGGGATTTAGTCATATCAGGTTTTCAGTGGGCGAGTGATGCGGAGAGTACGTTCCGCACGGGCTTGATAAGCGATTTCCCGCACGCCGTTGTAAGAGTCATCGGGAGGAATCCCAACGATGAAGTCTGTATTGGCCCAGTCTTCGACGACATAATCTGGGGCATCCCGGAAAACGTAGAAGCGGCCGAACTCGGTTCGCCATGCCGTGCGCCAGCCCCAGATAAAACCGGAATTGAACTTGCGCCATTGGAGGGTTAGCCAAGCGATCATTCCGTTTTCTCCTCGATGGGGGTTTCTGTGCGGGTTACTGGATCCCAGATTCTCCGCTCGAAGGAAACATTGTTAAGCCAGTTTTCTGGATGGTTGGACATGCAGGGTTGTTGGAACATGCAGCCCCCATAGGAGGAGCAGGATTCCCCGAGGTTTACATCGAAGTAACCGGATTTCCAGCATTCAATAGCGTGGCGGATATCCCGTTTTACCTGGAAGTGCCATTCGGCTACGTTGTGGGGCGTCCGAATAGTAATCGCCTGCGCGTGATTAATTGTTGTTTTGAGAATTGCGATTCCTCGGACAACGACCTGAGATACCGGAATACCATACTCACGAGCAGCCCAGGAATAAGCACTGAACTGAGAACGTCGGTTCCACTGGGCGGCCCAGGATTGTCCCAATTGTCCGGTAGTCTTATCGTCGTAGATGGAGAGGCTTCCGGCGTAGGTGGCGACCATATCGGCGCGGCCGGCGTAGAGGATGGGCTCGCCCGTTTCCGGGTGGATGAGTTCTTTCGCGTCGATGGGGAGCGCGAAGGAGAATTCGACCATCGGTTTTCCGTCGGCGCGTTTATAGGGCTGGACGGGATCGGTGGCGAGGGGGAAGGCGGTGAAGTAGTAGGAGAAGGCTTCGATAAGCCTGTCGAGGGATTTGGCGGCACCGGAACCGCGCTCGGGGGCTTCAAAGGTTCCATATTGTTGGATCAGGGTTTGCAGGCCGAGGGCTTGGGCGGTTGAAGCGGAGAGATTTTCCCCGTAGAAGGCCATGCGGGCGGTTTCGAGGGCTGCGGCCCAGGCTTTCCCCGCGTGAAGGTGGACGTTTGGGGCTTTGGCTTTCCAGTGGTGGAAAAATTCCCAAAAGGCGGCGCGAGGACAGGAGACAAAGGCGCTGCGAAGGGAGTCATTCCAGACTAGGGGGAAAGGTGGACGGGTCATTTTTCCTCCGTTGGATAAACGCGAGGAACCAGGGTTTTTGTTTTGAGGATGGCTGTGAGGTATTTGTAGAAGGTATCATGCATCCCTTGCGGTAAATTGAATGAAGTACGTATAACCGCTACAGCCTCGTCGTGTGCGTCAGCTTCTTCCCGAGAGGGAAAAACTTTGCTGTCGAGGGATTTCCACATTTGAATGGGTTTTGCCATGCTAGGCTTTCAGTATTTCGTTGCTTTGAAGATAGTAACCTCTCCGCCAGCTTTGCGAATGATGGAGGCAGTTTTCCGCATTTCCCCTGCGTTTTTCCAGCCGAGGCAGGAGGAGAGGACTTCGGAGGTTTTATCCGCGACGAGGATGTATTCCGCTTCCGGTCCTTCGTCCGGATTTTCCGGGGAAACAGGCGGGAAAGGTTGTTCCATGAGGGTTTTGGGGCTTATTGTTTTTCCCTCCTTTCGTGGGGGGGTGAGGGTAGGATTTAATGGGCGGCGGGAGGGATCCAGGGGGTCACATGACCGAAGTCACGGGGGACTTTCCAGCCTTGGGGTTTCAGAATAACGGCCCGCTCACCTTCGAGGGTGAGTTGGTGGACGGTTTGATTCTCGTCGATTTCAATGCCGAATTCGGTTTGTCCCATCCAGCAGTATTTCCCCGGCTTGTCGAGGATGGCGCGGATGCAATCAGGGGTGCGGTCTTCGTTGTTGGGATTTTCCCCGATGCCGAACTTCTTGATGAGGCGGTTCATGAGGTCTTCGACGGAGGGGGTGTTTTCCGAGCCAAACGCACACAGTTCGCTATGCAAAGCGGCGATACGGGCGGCACCTTCATCTTCGTCGGAAATGGTATTCCTGATATCTTCAATCAGGTTAAACATCCCCAACGCACCGGCGTAGAAGAGGTTTTTGAGCAGTTTTTCCCCCGCAGGGGTGATGGGTTTTCCCGCGAAGCACGAGGCGTACATATCGGCGTAAACGCCAGCGATGGTGGTGATTTTGGTGGCAGGCTTGGTCATGGTGAGCTTTCAGAAAAAATCCACGTCGGTCTGTTTTTCCTTGACATTCCGAACGAGGCGGGTTTTGGAGAGTTCGGCTTCCGCCGATTTGAGGAAGGCTTTTAGTTCTTCCAGGGGAACGGTTTCACCGGATTGGATTCGGGCTTTAATCTCCCGCGCGGTTTGTTGCTGATCGGGAGTAAAGCCCCGAGGATTTTCCCCGAGGAGGAATGCGCCCGGCGAGCCGGTCAGCTTTGTAGGTGGCGAATCGGGCGAGGTCATTTTGGTATTCCGATAGGGGTTGTACGCAAAGGTTGAAGCGGAGGAAGGGCCAGAGGAGTTTTACCGAAGCGAAGGCTTCTTCTCCTGAGGCTGCGTCGATGGTGTGGAATTCACCGTGAGAATCGCGGAGAGGGAAAACCTTGATGCCGACCATTGGCGGGAGTTCGAGGTTTTCATCGCCGGGGAGTTCTTCACGGTTAATCCGATGGATGACGTAGAGGGTCATTGTGGGGCTTTTGCGTCGATGACGGATACCGTGGTGCGGTTGATGATGATGGCGAAGCGGGCGATGATCTGGGAGAAAATATCCCACTCTTCCCCGGTCAACGCTTCTTCGGTCTTGTTGGCGAGGTTGTTGAGGTCAAGGGTGAGCTTTTCCCCCATTTCGGTATATATGCGGGCTAGTTCCAGGGCCTTAGCATGACGCGCGGCGACGAGGGGGGAGAGGGTCGAAGGGCCAGACATGAAAAGCTTTCAAAAACGGGAAACCGCCCGTAACGGAGGGGGAGGTATAATCCCACTGGACTGCCCGGAGGCAGTGCGCTGGGATCAGGTAAGACGCCAAACTCTGAGCTTATCCGGCTGATCTGGTATTTTGCGGGAGGCAAGTTTTATCTGCATCCGGCTTGCGGTTGTGCGGTAACTGTCGAAGATTTTAGCCGCAATAACGATTGAATCGCCTATCTCCATTTGCCTGAGAATGGTGGTAGGGCCGTTTTTAAGACGAGGGGGGAGGGGGATGCCTTTTTCGATGGTTATCATGATGAGCTTTCTAGAAAAAATCTGCAACGTCTTCTTCAGTAGCCTTGGGCTTGGTGTTGCGGGAGGTTTTCCCTTTTTCCACGGCCTTGGGCGAGGCGAGGAAGGTCTTTCGGATTCTGGCAACGAATCGCCGAACAAGGTCGAATGAGGGGGTTTCCCCCCGGGCGATTGCAGCACGGGCGGCTGCAATCTCGGAGTCAGAAAGGGGGGTTGTCGAGTTTTCCATTTCGGAGATCGTGAAGGTCGGAGAAGAAAAGCTTGGAAACCCGGGCGTAGGTGGTGGGTTTTCCCTCACCTTCGGGCTCGAAAAGGCCAGGGGCGAGAATAAGGAGCATTTTGTTGAAGTTAATCATCACCTTTTGCCCTTCTTCGGTAAGGAGGAGTTGGGGAAAAGCCTGGATGAGTTCAGCCTTGCAGGTGAGGATAACCAGGGCCTTGATATCCCCCGGGGCGTCTTTCAGGGAGTAGCCTTTTCCCCCGGCTCGGGCGGCAGCAGCTTCGACCAGTTCGTTACAGCGGGAGTTTTCAAATTGGGCAGACATGGCTTACTTTCTAAAATAGGTGGAACCCCGCAGACAAGCGGGGCAGATGGGGACGGAGGAGGTCAGGGTGATAACGGGGTGGTGTTCCCCGTGGATTTCCGTGTGCTTCACAGCAACGGAACGGCGAGCCCCGTAGGGGGTTTCTTCTTCGCGGAAAATCCCCAGGAGGGTTTCGGTTTGCTTGCCGCAGTCGCAGAGGGTGCGGGAAATGCGGGCGGAGAAGCCGAGGGTTTTCCAGGAAGGGTCATCCCGCCAGGGGGTGCGGGCTTTCCTGAGGTTTCCAGCTTCAAGCAGATGGTTATGATGCTCGGCGTTGAGGTCGTCGAGGAGTGCATTAGGCATTATGGGCACCTGATAGGATGCGGGTTAGGAGGTCTTCGGCTTGTTCGGCCAAAGCAGGCGAGGGAGGGGGTAGGGGATTATCCCCGAGTGCAGCAAGCACATCGAGGGCTTCCGGGGTATTGTCGCGGGTTTTTAGGACTAGGGCGGGAGGATTCTCCTGGAGGCAGAACATGATGGAGTCGATGACTTGGGCGCTGCCTTCCCGGCGAAGGGCACCCCGGAGCCCTTGCAATTGAAGGCGCAAGGCTCGGGGGTTTTTCGTGGGGATGGTGAAGGCGCCGAGGTCGGATGCGCGCTGAACGGCAGCGAGCAGGGCGGGAGGGTAAGCGGAGGAGTTGCGGGGTAGGCTCATGTTGCGCATGGTACACCCTTTTGGCCCTATGTTCGGGGTTGCAAGGTGTAACAAACGTAACAGATTGTAACTCTTTAGCTCACCAGCACCGGCGAGATTCGACGGGGGAGTTTTTCCCCGAGAGGGGATTCAGGATGGTATGGGTAAAACCCATCCCCGGGTGCATGGCGTTGAGGGCGTTCGCCACCGGGCCAGCCGAGGGGGAGATTTCGAGAGTGACCCCGTTGCAGATCAGGAGGTGGAGGGGGATGCCGGATTGCTTCTTCACCTGCCCGGAGAAAACCACGGATTCCGCCTTGCGGGGTTCACGCAGCTTTGGGAAAGAGGGGGAGGACTTCAGCGCCCCGCAGGCTTCCAGGGCCTTGATAGTCTTCCCCACGCGGCGGGCATGGCGGGCGATGCGCTTATCCCGGCGGATTGAGGCATTATCCCGGGCGCGCTTGTGCGAAGCCTTGCGGGAATTGGAAGACGACTTTTCAGCCATGAGGAACCCCTTTCAGGGTAAAAGCCGGGGAGAATTCCCACAGTGAGCTTTTGAAGAGGGGGCAGCTTGTACCCTGCGATGTAAACGGCGCATAAAGCCCCGCTTAGCCCCTCTTCAAAAGACCCGGGGAGGGGAAACTCCCCGGGTAGACCACTTATCTAGATTTTACGCGCCCCTTAAGTGGGAAGTGACGCGGGGAGAGAGGGGGGTTTTCCTTTGCTCCCGGGTGAGGTTTAGAAGTCGGCGTCTTCTTCGGAGGCTTCGACCTTGGCGGCCAGCTTCGCGGCCTTCTTGGCTGCGTGCTCGGCCTTGACTTGCGCAAGAGCCAGTTGATAACGCGGCAGGGCCTTAAGGGCCTTCTTCTGGTCGTCCGACAGGGCGGCGAAGTTTTCCGCAGCTTCGGCCAGCGTGCCGGTGTAGGTTTCGCCCTTGGCCTTGGCGCGCATTTCACGGAAGACATGGGCGGCTTGAACTTCCAGGGAGAATTCCTCACCCGCGCCGGCAGCGCGTTCGATTTTCCAGGTTCCAGCCAGCAGTGCGGTGAAAGCCTTGGCAATGGCTTCACGCAGAGCGGCTGGGGTGCGGTCGGAATCGGTCAGCTTCGAGGTATAACCCCGGGCACGAGAGATAAGCCCCTCGGTTACGGCAGCCGTGTAGATGGTTTCAGGAACATCGCCCGGGTTCAGGGTGAGGGGTTCCAGTTCCGGGCCAAAGTCAGCGCGGATTGTGCCATCTTCTAGAACGCTGAAAGACATCTGGCGAGTCTTCGGCGTGGTTTCGGAGGTGGAGGTGGTTTGTTCGGTCATGGTGTTTCCAAAGGTTGATTGAAGGACAGGGAAAAGGGAGGGGGAAAATCCCCCGCCACTGGAGAGGGGAGACTAGCCCCCCCTCTGCGCTGGCGGGATTAGTGGTCGATACGACTTTGCCAGAAAGCGCGGGCATAGGTCTTGGCTTTGGCGACACTGGCGGGAGTGTAGACCTTCTCAGCCGCACAGCCGCTGGCGAGGTCGAGGACTCCGACCACTGCGCCGGTTTCAGCGTCGAGAACGACCTTCATCGGGCCGTAGTTGATGCAATCGAGGATGCTAGGGGCTTGCATGGTCTGAAGTCCTTTCTGCTTTGGTGCGGTTTGGGTTGCGATGGGGGAATTCTAGGTCAGGGGAAGAGGTTGTCAAGGGGTTTGCAGTGTAACAGTTTGTAACGGATTCGGGAGGGTGAGAGGGGCGGGGATTATCCCGGGAAGTGGATAAGCACGGGGCGAGAGGGGGGCTAGGACAGGGCTAGAAGGGCTGGCAAGGGGGGTCAGTGTGTGAGGGGGTGGCGAGACAAGGGCTAAAGGGAGAGGGGGTGCTGTAGGGCGCTCTATATAGAAGGGGGGGCGTGACCCCCTAGCGTACTGACTGAGGGGGCTAGCCCCTCCCCCCTCGGGCTAGCCTGTCACCCTCAAGGCATCAAGGGTAGCCGCACCATCATCGGCCATGCCGTGAATCCCGACTAGCCCGCGCTTGTCAAGCTTCCAGCATTGCAGGCTATCGTTCCGGGTTCCACTAAGGGCCTGAGCCAGCCCGATTGCCATGGTGCGGAAAAACTGGACACTGGCAGAAAATGCAGCAAGGGCAGCATCGGCAACGGGGATATCCAGAGAAACAACTAGCCCCGTCGCGCCAGTTTCGGGGTTCTTTTGATGGAAAGCCAACAGGTAATGAACGGTAAGCTTCACTGGGCCGCCCGCGACATGGTAATGATGCGCTGCGTTCACAATGCGCGCCATGCTGGCGGATACTTTGGCATGATCAACACCACCGGAAACGCTGATCGAGCATTCTATGGTCTTAGGTGGCAGCTTAGTTTTCGGCCGACGGTAGCAAGCAACGGGATGCCCTTGGGTAATCCGGCCGATTGAAAAGGCTGAGCCAACCGGGGATAGCTGGGGCTTTGCTTTGGTGTAAGGGGTTTCTATGCGGGTCTTTTCTGCTTCAAAGGCTTTAAAAGCGGTGAGATTGTGCGCAGTGTCCAGCATGCCTTGCAGGGTTTCATCATTGCAACATCCGGCCCAGTTGCCGACGTTTTTGGCAAGATAAGCGCGCAGAATGGGGTTAGTCTCGCACTCAGTACGCAGCGCAGCCATTAGGGCAGACAACCCACCTTTATAGTGAAACGCGGGTTTATCGCCGCTGGTGCCCCCGTAGTGAAGCGCGAGAGGCAGGTTTTCAACGGGGAAAAGCGCTTGAACGGCTGGGGAGAATAGTGCCATGATGTTAACCCCTCAGAAATGTTGCGACTTCGGGCAGGTTCAAAACCTGCGGCCATGATTCGATAAGCACCCCCTTACGGCAAGTGTCCTCAAGAATTTCAAGGCGGGAAAAACAACCCGCTTGCAAGGCTTGCGCGCCCATGATGACAGCGCGGGATGTTGCGCCGACGTGGGCGATATCTCGTTGCGCGATGAAAGCACGGATGGCGCGAACAGCCATAAGCCAATCTGTGTATCCATTGCACAGGTTTTGCTCTAGCTTCAAGTCTACCGGCCAATCTAGGCGGATAAAACGGTCTAGAGTTGCGCCATCCAGCAACTCACGCGCCGAGAAAAGCGCGGATGCGCCTGTATCGGAGTTATCCCCTGCGATGAAGTAGAAGTCAGGATGCGCTTTGACGTTTCCGACCCCGGGAAGGGCAATGAAGCCGTTTGCAAGGGCAGAGTTAAGGGCGCCGATTGCATCTTTCGCGCTCATGCTCAATTCGTCCCAGAGCAATACCCCGCCGTTCTTCCACGCACGGGAAAACTCAGTTTCGATAATCTCCCCGTTCGGGCTAATGAAGCCAGTGACCCCGAATGCATCAACGGTGAGGGGTTGAGCGTAGAGATCTAGATTCATCATCCGGGCGAATGCAACCGCCGCAGTGGTTTTACCCGTGCCAGCAGGGCCGATAAGGAGACAATGCGTGCGAGAGAGAATCTCTCCCTTGTCTGACTTGACTCGGAGATTAAGCCAGCGTGCCATGCGCGAGAAGCGCTCATGTTGTCCAGTAATCGCAGGGAGGGTAATCGGGCCGATGCTGATCTGCACGGGGCGTGAGACTTCAAGGGCATCAAGGCGGGCACTGAGGCGCTCCGAGACTTGGCGCAGCGCTTGCGCGATAGGGGCGTCTTTTTTCCCTGCGATGGTTTCGGCAGTGTCTGCGCTGATCGCATAGTTTTCAAGTGAATCAATCCGCCGCAGGATGCCGCTAATCAACGCATCCGAGACTGCGGAGACTTCGGTTTTCTCTGAGGGGGGCGTGTGTGAGGTTTCATCCTCAATATCCGCAGCGAAAGGGTTATCCTCGCTGGTGCGGCTTTGGTCGAATCCCTCGCCAGCTTCCATACGCTTCAGCTGCGCAACGCAAGCGCGCATGATGGAAGGGGAAGCGCGAAGTCTCTCGATAATCCCCGCTTTGTCATAACCCGGGGTGCCTGACTTCCATCGCAAGCCTGCAAGGCGGGCCGCGCTCTGAAGCTTGGTAACGTGGACACTGGCAAGATACCCGGGCATCTCATGGTCTAGCATGGCACTCTCTCCGATAAGGGGCTAATGAAGGGCTAACCCCGGAACCCAATAAGACAGTCTAGACATGCAAACCCTGTGCCAGAAGGGGAAAAGCCAATAAAATCAACGACTTAGCATTATCACCTCTCCTGCAAAGTGTAACATTGTCAAAAAACCCGACACTGCCCCGCGCTAACTTGTTGATTCTGTTAGGTTTTCCCTTGTTGGGTTTTCTTCCACTGTCGAAAAACTTTCCGTTGGGGATAACCTGTGGATAACTTCACCCCTAAACCCTGCGCGCTGCGCTTGCCCTGACTAGCAACGCGACACGCGCGCGAATAGCAAAACCCGTGCCAAGGGCAAAACCTGTATAAAACCCCATGCCTCTAAAACCCACCAGATCGGGCGTGGTGACTTTCCCGGTTTTACCCTTGTCCTACCCCCTGAAAAAAGTTTTAACGCCACCACGGGGATTTTCCGCATTGTGAAACACACTTATCCACAGCTCATCCCCAAGGTTATCCACAAAAACCACTGTTTAAACCCTCAGCACCATGCAGAATCGTTGAAGGGGCGGGGAATACCGGGCTGAAGTGTTGCGTTGGCGCGACGTTAGAACACTTGTTAGAACAAAGTCGGGGAATCTGGCCCCCTTGTTGACCCCCTTGATAACCCTATATTCTCCCATACACAGGGGTTAGACCCCCCAGTGAGCGCGTGGGCTGGTGCTTGATGGGTTGTTGATTGGTGCTTGATGGATGCTTGAGTGCTCAAGTAAAAAAAAAATCTTTCGACAATACTGGAACTATCGAACAACCCCCCCCCTCTGCACACACTCTCAGGGGTTGCACTCTGTGTATAGGAGAATATGGGATCATTAAAGGGGCCATCAAGGGGGTCAGATTTTCCATGACAGAAGCATAACCTCGCTCTTGCGCCCGACCACGCCCGGGAAGGGGCCTGATCCCCCACCTGCTGGGGTAGTGGCCTGATTCCCTGAAACCCCCTGCCCTGAGCCTGCTAGGCCCCTTCCCGGGGTTTCAGGGGATACTGCCCCCATCCCCTCGGTCTAACCCCTCTGCCCCAGTATCTCGCCCATCCCTGCCATACTCTGGCCCCCCGCGCAAGGGTTATCAACCCGGTATTATCCCCCGAGTATCAAGCACAAACCATGCCAGCTGCATTTTCCCCTTGAATCTGGGTATTCCCCTCTCAGACCCCCCGGGGGTATCCCGGATTCGCCTGCTGGGGCATGGGGGGTTTAGCCGGGCATTCCACTCCCACAAAATTTGCCTCCCTTTTCCATTTTCCAGAATAAGGTTGATCTTGAAACCTTGACTTCCCGGCCGGGAAGGGTATGCTCTCGAAGTTATGGCAGGACTCTGGGACGATATTTCTGAGGAAGCGAAACCCCGTAAACCCGGGCGGCCCCCTGCTGGGCAGGGTAATCCGGTGCCGATCAAACCCACCCTTGCAACGGTGCGGTATACCCACGATGCTGTGATCGACACGATTCTGACGAACCCCGCTATTTCGCAGAACGAGCTTGCAGCAATTTTCGGCTTTAGCGTGGGTTGGATGTCAATTGTTATTAACTCCGACGCTTTCCAAGAGCGCATGGCCGAACGGAAGGCCGAACTCGTGGACCCGAAACTCCGGGCTACAATTGCGGAGAAGGTAGACGGCGCGGCTAATCGCGCGCTTGACCGGCTAATTGATCGGCTCGACTCTGCCACCCACGGCGCTATTAAAACCCAAGACCTCGTCTCCATCGCTAAACTCGCAGTCGCGCCGAAAACCCCACAAATCGCCATCCAACAGAATAACACCTACGTCGCAGCCCTTCCCACCCCGGCCCGCGACTCAAAATCCTGGCTGGAAAATCTCTCCCAAGTTACCCCCCGGGGGCCTCTTCCTATTGCCGAAGAAGTGCCCCGGGGTTAAGCCTTTTTATAGCAGGAGTAAAACATGACTGTCCGCGCAAAATTCCGAGTCCAGAACGTGCAACCCTTCACCGACCAAACAGGCAAGCCGAATGGTTATCGTATTGACCTGGCCCCGGTATACGACAGTAACCCGGAATCTGAAAACGCTAAGTTCTACAGCGCAACCCCCTGGGGTCTTATCACGTTGGGCACAATGAATCCTACCGCCGCAGCCCAGTTCACCCCAGGCACGGAATTTTACGTTGATTTTACCCCAGCCTGACCCGCAGGAACCAAAATGCCCAATCTCGGATTCGTCGATCAAGTCGCAGATCAAGTCGCCGCTAATCCCGGTGCGGGTATGCAACCCCCTCCCCCTGGCCCCGGCGGCCCGCCGCCTGTTATCCAACAATTCATGCAGGGTCTTAGCCAAATCCTCCCCGGCCTGCCCACAGAAAAGGCGCAGCAAATCGGCCAACTCTTAATCGCCACCCTCGGCCAGCAGGAATCTGCCGAACCCGAGCCGAGCCATCCGCCAATGGGGATGTAAAATGGGACTCTCTGCCAATGACGTAACCGGCCTCGGCTCTGTCGCTGACCTAGCGAAAACCGTCATCGAGAAAATCTGGCCGAACAAGACCGAGCAGGAAAAAGCTGAACTCCAGGCCGCGATGATTATCGTCCAAGGGCAGCTTGAGGTTAATAAAGCCGAAGCTTCAAACCCCTCCGTCTTTGTTGCTGGCTGGCGTCCTTTTATCGGTTGGGTTTGTGGCGCTGCTTGCGCTTGGAACTGGATCGGCCTGCCCGTCGCAAAAGCCGGGCTTATTCTTTTCGCTTCGATAAAACTCGACCTTTCCCCCGCCGACTTGTCTGAAATGCTCCCCGTCCTCATGGGCATGCTTGGCCTCGGCGCCCTCCGCACCTATGAGAAGAAAAACAAGGTCGCTAAATGAATCTCGGCGAAGCCCAGCGTAAATTTCCAGTCCTAGTCGCAAAGCTCATCACCTGGGCTTATGAAAATGGCTATGAACTCACCCTCGGCGATGCTTATCGCGACCCCCGGGTCTTCGGCCAAATGGGTGAACGCCGTGGTTATGGCGAATCGCATTCCGCCCACAAACACCGGCTTGCCATCGATTTAAATCTTTTCAAAGATGGGAAATACCTCACCCTCACCTCCGATCACGCCCCGCTGGGGGCCTATTGGCAGCGGCTTGGTGGCACTTGGGGCGGTGATTTCAACGACGGTAATCATTATTCTCTCGAATTCAATGGGATTAAGTAAAATGTCCGACAAACCAATGGATTTCTCTGGCGTGCTTAACCCCAAGCGTGTTATCGACAAGCGCATGGAAAAAGCAGAGACTCCCCTCGAAGCCCTCTCGCCCACGCCTACCCCGGCAACTCGCTTCACAAAACCCTTCACCCCGGAAGAACGCGAGAAACAAGCCCAGGCCCTCAAACTTTTCCTGCAAAAACGCGGAGAATAACATGGCCTTTTCCGGCGTCACTGTTGTTGCTTCGGGCCAGGTTATCCCGGCCTTCCCAGGCAAGAAAATCCGCGTCACCGCTCTGACCCTGGTTGCGAACTCCCCCATTTCCGCGAAGTTCCAATCAGCCTCCTCCGATATTTCTGGGAACTTCCCCCTTGCCGCAAATAGCGGCTTTGTCATGCCTTATAACCCCGAAGGCTGGTTCGATACCGCGCCATCTGAAGCGCTGAATATCGTTCTCTCCGCCGGGACCACCGTTGCAATGCAACTGACCTATATTACCCTCTAAGGCCCCTCCCATGAGCTTTCTCGATCGTTTCTTCAAGCGCGATGACCCTTCCGCGGTTGTCTCCCACACCATGACCCCTGCCCTGCGGGCTCCCGGCCTTATCAAAGCCGGAAAGTGGGTTTTCCATACCAAACTAAACCAGCCCGGCATCCTAACCGCGGCTTCAGCCTTTCCGCTGCTGGATGTCATGCTGGTAAATCCTGAAGGTGCTAATTACCGCGCAATTCAGGCAGACCTCGCGGATATTCGTATCGCACGCCTCGCGGAAATCCCAGCCCCCCGCCGCCCTACGCCTGAAATCGGCGCATCCCTCGGCTACTTCTAAGGAAAAATCATGGCACTCAATGTCCCAGATGTAGGCGAGAACAAAATCGTTGAAATGGTGGTGAATAAAACCGCCCCTGAGAACCTTGTTCTTCGGCTCTACAGCAATAACATCACCCCTTCCGACACCGATACAGCTGGCACCTATACCGAAGCGACTTTCGCCGGTTATTCTGCCATCACCCTCACGGGCGCTTCCTGGGGCGCGGCGGCTGCTGGTGTTACTTCCTTCGCCCAGCAAACTTTCACGCGTTCTTCCACTGGCGCGACGGAGAACATCTACGGTTATTACATCACCCAGGTCACCTCCGGCGTTCTCATCTGGTCCGAGCGTGACGCTGCTGCCCCCGCTGCTATGACCAATTCTGGCGATAATATTAAACTCACCCCAACCCTAGGAGCGAATTAATATGAAATCTGCACAACTGCAAACCCTCAAGACTGCTGTTCTGGCGTCCCAAAACGCTGCCATCCAAGCCGCAGCCACGACGCGCAATGACACCGAGCTTGCGCGCCTACTCAACCTGCCCAGCACGTTTGTCGTGTGGCGTATCGACGTGCCATCGACCGAACTTGTCGGCGCAATCAAGCTGGCGAACTTCACGCCGATTGATGCGCCGGACGACACGCTGCTATACGCCAACCGCTGCCACCTCTGCGAGTTGAAACAGAACAACATCCGCATGCTGCTTTCGCGGGACATCGTGACAGCACAGAAGCCGTCCACGCGGCAAGACCTGACAGACGCGCTGACCAGCGTCCCGGCAGGCGCTGGGGGCGCTGAAATCGATGCTGGATGGCTCGGAGCGGGCAAGGTCAAGGAAACCATAAGCCGGTTTGCCACCGTGGCCGAAAACGCCTTCACGAGCGGCACGGGCACTGCTGGTCAGCCAGGAAACCTTGGCTGGGAAGGCCAAGTGAACATTAACGACATCGGCGAGATGTGGAGCCTGTAACATGGCAAACGAAGCCTATATCAAGACCGGCACGGCGCTGCTGGTCAACGGCGAAGCAGGCGCCGATGTGGCGTGGTCTGTCGAGGGCACAGTCAACAACGCGGGGCGCGTGTCGGCCCAGATCGACTTGGGCGCGTCTCCGCGCCCGGGTCTTTACAAGTGGTCATGCGAAGTGCAATTTCAGGCCACGCCAACACAAGGCGCGGCGCTCGAGCTTTACAAGGCCGGCGCTCCTGACGGAGATGCAACGCAAATAGACGGCGACATTGGCTCTACAGATGCTGCTTTGGGCGACGCTGACATGCGTCGTAATTTGGTGTTGATTGGGTTTGTTGTTAGCGAAAACGCTGCCGCTTCTGAGAAGTGCGTTGCCTCTGGCGTGTTTGAACACGCAGACCGATACATTTCTCTGGTGGCGTATAACGCCAGCGGCGCAACCGTAAACGCAACCGATAGCAATTTCGTATTTACGCTTCAGCCGTATTCTTGGCAAGGCCAGTAAAAGCCTAAGTCGTGGCAATCCAATTCTCATCAAATGTCGCAAAGCCTAGTGGCAGGCTGCTGGTTGACTGGGACAATCAGCTAGCCCCTAAGACTGGTTTTATTGCCACGACAGATCCTGATGGGGTTGTAACTCTCCACACTAGACAGGGTATTTCTAGACGAATCATAACCAACATTGTAGGCCGCCCAGGCAAAGACGCATTTGGTTATGGTGCTTCATCTGTCTCGGCAACTATTTCAGCATTTACGCTTCCGCCAATTGCGGTAGCAGGCGCTACCAACGCTCTTACACACATCCATATCGGTCGGCTAACAGCTGCAACGACAGCACATCGTGTGTGGGAATCCTACAATGGCAGCAATTCAACATTGATTGGCGCTGTCCTGTATAGCGGGGCCAATGCATTCCAGTTTACAGCGCTTCCTGTAAATGGCTCAACTAGTGCGATATGGCTTTCGGCTGCCGTAGTTTCTCCACTGGAACGCAATTCTTTCATCTGTACGCACGATGGAGTTAGAACAAACAACCCGCAGATGTGGATTAATGGGCAGTCTGTTTCAGTCACTAACACTGCCGCTGGAAGTGGGACGATCCAGGCTTACAGGTCTACTGATGGGTTTTTTCTAGCGCAAAGACAGAACCCAAAAGATAGAGGCTGGACAGGTAACGTCGAATTTTTGTACCTTGATTTTGTTCAGCGAGCTGCTGACGAGGTCCTAAAAATTGAGCGTGATCCGTGGCAGTTGTTCAGGAAGCCTCGCCGGATTTGGGTGCCTGTGTCTGCGGGTACTGGCGTTACTTACAACTTCTCTGCTTCCGGTTCAGTCGCTTTTTCTGGCGCTGCTCCCCTAACCCGCGGGTGGGTTTTCCTCCCCTCCGGTGTCGTCGTTTTTTCAGGAACATCTCCCTTCACTGCGACGGGTGTTGCCAATTATACCTTCACTACCTCCGGGAGTTTCACACTCTCAGGCGCCTCCCCCGCAAGTCGCGGCCGTGTACTCCTCCCTTCCGGGGCTGTGGCCTTCTCTGGTTCTGCGCCTTTCTCCTCAGGGGCCTCAACCTCCTACACTTTCAGCACAAGTGGGAATTTTAGCCTCTCTGGCGCCTCTCTCATGGCTCGGAGTCGCGTTTTTTCCCCTTCGGGGTCTATTACCTTCTCCGGCACAGCCCTTTGGCGGAAAGGCTGGGTCTACCCAGCCTCCGGCCAGGTTCAGTTTTTCGGCACAGCTAATATGTACTTCACATCCGGCCTATCCTCCGGCCTGGTTGATCGCATGTTGAAGGGCATGGGAAAATGACCGAGCCTTCCGTAATCTGGTCCCCCCAACCCGGCCCGCAGACGGACCTGGTAACTTGCCCTATTTTCGAGGTATTTTACGGCGGCGCTCGTGGCGGCGGGAAAACCGACGGCTCCATCGGGGACTGGATCAGCCATTCCCACCTTTACGGAGAAAATGCCATAGGCCTGTTCGTCCGGCGGAAGCTGACCCAGCTTTCTGAAGCCATTGCCCGGGCGAAATTTCTTTGCCTGAAACTCGGCGCGAAATGGCACGAACAGAAAAAAGAGCTGGTAATGCCCAACGGCGCCCGCCTGCGCTTTGCCTACCTCGACCGAGATTCCGACGCGGAAGAATACCAAGGCCATAACTACACCCGGTTGTATGTGGAGGAATGCACAAACTTCCCCTTCCCCGATCCCATCATGAAGCTAAAAGGCACCCTGCGTTCTACCGCTGGTGTCCCTTGCGGTGTTCGGCTGACCGGCAACCCTGGCGGCCCGGGGCATCACTGGGTTAAAAACCGCTACATCGATCCCTGCCCGACGGGTTATCTCGTCATCCGGGAAGAGGAAGAGGTTGAAATCGAGCCCGGCGTTGTCGTCCGGGCGTTTATCGAGCGCGTTTTCATCCCCGCGAAGCTCAAGGATAATCGGAAACTCCTCGAAAATGACCCAGCGTATGTTCTCCGGCTCCGGCAAACCGGCTCGGAAGCCCTCGTAAAAGCCTGGCTTGAAGGCGATTGGAATGGCGTAGATGGCACCTTTTTCTCGGAATTCCTCGAAGCAAAGCACGTTATACGTGGAAACCTCATTCTACCAAGGCACATCACGCGATTTCGTGCGTTGGACTGGGGTTCTCACGCTCCCTTCTCGGTCGGTTGGTATGCCGTTTCAGACGGTTCCTTCGGTTTTGCCAAAGACGCCCTTATCAAATACCAGGAATGGTACGGCTGGACAGGAAAACCCAATGTTGGTCTCAAAATGTCGGCAAATCTTGTCGCCCAGGGTATTGTCAAACGTGATGGCGATCCTAGGCCTGTTTATGGCGTGGCTGATCCTTCGATTTTCTCTAATAATGGTGGCCCGTCTATTGCGGAAATGATGCTGGTCGAGAAATGCGCTTGGTTCCGGGGAGATAACGCCCGCCAGCCCGGTTGGGAACAACTTCGCCGCCGCCTCTCCGCCGGGGAAGGACCGGAGTCCACGCTTATCCTCTTCCACGAATCCTGCGAAGCGACTATTCGGACCATTCCCTACCTTCAACACGCCGAACGGAATGCCGAAGACCTCGACACTGACGCGGAAGACCACGCAGCCGATGAAACGCGGTATGCTTGCATGTCCCGCCCGCTCACGCGGCTTGAGCCGCTTCCCCGGCAAGTCGGCATCGCTTCAAACGCCCGCGCTCTACCCACTATAAACGAACTCATCGCCCGCCAGGCTCGGCGTAATCGTGAACTCTCCAACAGGTACTAACATGCTCGACACCCCCTCTACCCCGAAGACGCAAGCGGAGAAATTCCTCGACCTCATCAAAACCAGGGAAACCGAGTTTGAAAAAGGCTGGTGGAAACAGGCCGACGAAGCTGGGAAAATCTACGACGCAGACAAAACCGAGCATGCGCGCTCGGACACGCCGTATAACATCCTCTACTCAAACACCGAGGTGCTTCTCCCTGCGCTCTACAGTGCCACCCCGAAGCCTGATGTCCGAGCGCGGTTTAAAGGCTCCGAGCTAAAACCCCTGCCGGAGCTTATCAACCGCTTTCTTACGGCAGCTTCTGACTCAGGAGAGCCCGGCGCCGACACCCTAAACATCGCAATGCAAGATGCAGTCCTTTCCTCGCTTGTTCCGGGGATGGGCTATGTCCGCATCCGCAACAAGCCTGAAGCGGGTTTCCCCATCATCTACGAATCAGGCTCGTATAAGAACTTCCTCTGGGGAAAAGCCTCCCGCTGGTCGAAAGTCCCCTGGGTGGCCTTCAAGCACCCGATGAAAAAGGAGCAGATGTTCTCCCAGTTTAACATCGACCTAGCCGAGCAGCAGGATGGTTACACCCCCTCTTCAACGAACGAAGATGAAATCGACGATTGCTGCGTCTACGAATTCTGGGATAAAGCCTCCCGGAAGGTTTACTTCCTCTCCGAAGAATGGCGCGAGAAGGAAATCCAAGTCACTGACGACCCGTTGCAGCTTAAAAACTTCTTCCCCACCCCCGGCCCGTTGTTGCTGACCTGTAAACCCGGGAAACTCGTTCCGACGACGCTTTATAACTATTACCGCAACCAAGCGGAAGAACTCAATCGTGTCACTGTTCGGTTGAATAAAGTCCTTTCCGCCATTCGTGTTCGCGGGGCCTATAACGGCTTGCTGGGTTCAGACCTGAAAAATCTCCTCTCGTCTGATGACCTGGACAATGAACTCATCCCCGCGTCTGAAGCGGGTCTACTCGCGCAATCCGGCGGCTTTGAAAAGCACATCTGGCTTCTTCCTATTGAAAAGATGATCCAAGTCGCCCAGGAACTCTACAAAGCCCGGGAAGCCATCAAACAGGTAATCTACGAACTCACGGGTATCTCGGATATTATCCGAGGTTCCTCTGTTGCCTCAGAAACCGCGACTGCGCAAGACCTGAAAAACAAATGGGGCACCGTCCGCCTCCGCAGGATGCAGGCCGTTGTGGCAGATTATGCTCGCGACCTATTCCGCCTGACCATCGACTGCGCGGCTACCGTTGTCCCCGCGAAGGAATGGGCTTCTATTACCCAAATGCAACTTCCGACCGTGGAGGATAAGCAAACAGCCTACGCCCAGCTAATGCACCTGCGCCAGATGCCCCCGATGCCGGGCCAACCCCCGCAACAGCAAAATCCGCAGATCGCCCAACTCCAGCAGAAATTGCAAACCCCGACCATCGAAGACCTGTTGGGGAAAATCTCCTCCGACCTTGGCCGGACGTTTGTCGTTAACATCCAAACCTCCTCCACCATCGACCTGGATACCTCCCAAGACAAGGCCGAAGTCGGGGAGTTTATGAACGCAATGGGCCAAATGCTGGCGGGTTTGCAACCTTTGATGATGATGGGTCCAACCGGCGTTGAAGCCGCAAAAGCCATCATCGTCGCAGTTTGTCAGCAGTACAAATTTGGCATCGACATTGCGGATGTGATTGGAAAAATCCAACCCCCTCCCCCGCAGCAGGAAGCCCCTAAAGGCCCGCCCCCCCCAAGCCCGGAGGAGCAGGAAGTTATTAAACAAGAAGCGCAACTTAAACTCCAACGAATCACGCTTGACCGAGAAGTTCTCCAAGCCAAGCACGAACTCGCAATGGCGGAAATCCAGGCCGCTCGTGAGAAACTTGGTATTGACATTGACCGCGCGCGGTTGCAACTTCAATCCCAACAGGCTAGAGTCTCGTCTGCCCCTCCCTCCAAGGGGAACCAAAATGCCTCTGTATGACACCAAATGCCGCGACTGCGGCGCAGTTGATACCCTCTTCCGCAAGATCGCAGAGAAGGATAATCTCCCCTCCTGCGATTCCTGCGGGGGAACGCTCGACCGTGTGCTTTCCGCTCCGATGGTAATTGGAGAATTCCATCCCTATGTATCTCCTGCTACTGGCGCTTATATCGATTCTCGGACTAAACGCGCCGATGATCTGCGCAAGTCTGGGTCTTTTTTGCTTGAACCGGGTGTTAAGGAAGACATCGCGCGTAATCGCGCAGCCCGGGAAGAGCGCGACTTTCTTCCCATCGCAAACGCCGTAGACGAAACTGTCCGGTCGATGGTTAATAGTGGTAAACTTGAAAGCTGAATATGCCTGCTGATGAATATGAAGGTTTCGATACAAACGCAGTTGCCGCGGAAATTGGCGCGGAGTTGTTTTCTCCTGCGAGCGAAGAGACGCCGGTTGTAGAAGCCGCGCCTGTTGTAGAGACTCCTGCCCCGGTGGCGGCGGAAACGCCTGCGGAACAATCCGCCCCCGCGATTGTCCCCGGGCAGAATTCCGTAATGAAGCCCCTGCCGAAGTCCTGGAAAAAGGACATGGCGCCGCATTGGGAAAAGCTTTCCCCTGAAGTCCACGAATACGTCTACGCCCGCGAAGCCGACGTTATGAAGGGAATTCAGCAATACCAACAAGGCTACCAGCAATGGGATGCGTTGGTAAAACCCTTCGCCCCGATCTTCCAGCAGCATCAAGACATTAACCCCGTCCAGCTTATGCAGGGGTTGATGAATACCCACTTGCAACTCTTGAACCCGAACGCGCCCCCCCAACAAAAGGCTGCGCTCGCTCAGCGGATTTTGCGGGATTATGGTATTACCCTGGAAGGCATGCCCTCCGGTGACGCCGCCTTGCAGCAGGAAGTCCAAACCCTCCGCCAGCAGCTGGGTCAGATTCAACAATCCTTCCAAAGCCGCGAACGCGCCGAATACCAAGCCGGCGTGGATAAACACCTTTCCGATATCGAAGCCTTCGCGGCTGACCCAAAAAACGAATACTTCAACGAACTGGGGCCTGACATTCTCCGGTTCGTTCAAAATGGCGTAGCGGATAGCCTTTCCGCTGCGTATGAAATGGCGTGTTGGTCGAACCCTGGGGTTCGGGCGAAAATCCTTGCCAAACAGCAAGCGACAATCCCCCCGGCGGTACAGCGTGACGCTAAAGGCAAGTTCGTGAACCTCGATTCCGTCGATGCCCCTCCCCGCACCCGGGTAAAAGGCACGATTGATTCCACCATCGACAATATCGTCGCCTCCCATTACTCGAAGCACTAATCCCTAGGAGCAGCTTCACATGGTTTCCCCAAACGCAATCTTCACCGAGATTGTCTCGACGACCTTCCGCAACCACGCGAAGGAAATCACCGACAACTTCTCGAACCACAACGCCCTTTATCGGCGCCTCGCCAAGAAGGGTAAAACCCGCAGCGAATCCGGCGGCTACAGTATCGTCCAGCCCCTGGAATATGCGGCCAACGGAACCTACCAGCGGTACTCCGGCTTCGACGTTCTGAACGTCGCGCAGTCGGACGTTTTCACCGCGGCGGAATTCAACTGGCGCCAAATCGCGATTAACGTAGTCTCTTCGGGCTACGAACTTCGCGTGAATGCCGGCCCGCAGCGTCTGGCGAATCTGGCCAAGTCGCGTATCAAGAACGCGATTAACACCTTCGCCAACAACTTCTCTGCGGATATGTACGCCGATGGTTCCCTGACGAACCAGATCGACGGTTTGCAGAAGATGGTGGCCGATACTCCGACGAACACGGTCGGTGGTATTAACGCCGGCACCTGGTCCTTCTGGCAAAACAAGGTGCAATCCGCTGCCGCGCCGTTGCAAGGTGGCGCCGGTATCACCCCGTCCTCGACTGCGGGCATCATGGAATCCCTGATGTTGCCCCTGCTGATCGAACTGACCCGCAACAATGACAAACCGGACCTGATCGTTTCCTCGAACGATTATTTCCAGTTCTACGAAGGCGGGCTTATCTCGAACAAGCAATACGTCTCGGACGAAGAAGCCTCCGGCGGCTTCATGGCGCTGAAGTACCACGGTATTCCCGTGATCTTCGACGGGTCTTCAGGCATGGCTGCTTCGCGCATGTATTTCCTGAATACCAACTACATCGAAATGGTCACGCATTCCGATGCAAACCTGACGGTTATGGACGAGGCTAAACCCTTCAACCAAGATGCCGTCGTCGTGCCGATCCTCTGGATGGGCAATATGGTCTGCTCGAATCGCGCCCTCCAAGGCCTGATTAAAGCCTAATTTCGCACAAGGAGTTTTTTCATGCGTCTCGCACCTCTCTCCGTTCTCGGCCCCCGGCTGCTGGACTTCTCGGCGTCCAATTCTGTCCAGGAAATGGCCCTGGGCACGATTGTCGAAGCCCAAGGTACCGACTACGACACCACCGCCAACGTGGCGAATTGGGGCATGGCCGAACTGGTCTATGTCGCTAACGCGTCCGTGGCGATTCTCCCTGGCACGATTGTTGTCATGGACAAAAACTTCCGTGTTGTCGCCTCGGCGGCTTCGGAAGCGAATACCGGGAAACCGGCCTTTGTCGCGTTGACCCACTTTGCCGCGGGTTCGACTGACGTGCAGTATGGCTGGGTTATCCGTCGGGGCGTTGCTCCGGTGGCTTACTCCGTCGCAGCGACTGCTGGCCGGGTTTTCGGTGGCACCGCCGGGAAGGCGACGCCGACTGCTGCGGTGGGGGTTCAAATCCTCAACGCGCAGTGCTTGATTGCTGGCGCTTCGACGTTTACCCGTACCGGCCTGACCAAAGCGGGCCAATCTCGGGTGAAGTTCCCCAACGTCGCCGGCATGTTCGTTGGCCAAGCGATTTCCGGCACGGGCATTCCGGCCTCGTCGGTTATCTCCGCCATTGATCCCAACGGGACGGATGTTGTCATCGGCTCGGCCGTTGGCACTCCGGTTAACGCTACGGCAACCGGGTCGGTTACGGTCACCATGACTAATACCAACTTCGGTATTGTCCAGCTGGATTACCCGTTCTTCCAAGGTCAAGTGACCTAAGCCCCGTGGGGAGGGGGTTCGCCCCCTCCCCATTTTAGCCTCAACCCGAAAGGCTCGAAATGTCAGTCGTTGATAACAACCGTCCCCCATACGTCGCCTGGGAAACTCGCCCGGTGGAAGATCGCCCGGAGAGTATTGCCAAAGGGCATTATGTCTCGAAGGATGTTGACTTCGCGGTTATCACCCGCCCCGGCTCGCGCGATACCCTGGACAAAGAAGCCCTGGTGTGGCTCACCGAGCTGAAAAACAAGGCCGCGAAGGGTGAAGTCCCCTCTTCGTGGTATGAGGGTTTTAAAGCCTCTTACGATAGCTGGAAGAAGGGCGAGGAAACCCCCCTCACCGGCACAGCGATTAAGGATTGGCCTCCCCTCTCCCCTTCCGCCCGGAAGGATATACTCGCGGCTGGTATTCGCACGGTCGAAGACCTCGCCGATATGTCGGATTCCGACCTAACCTCGATTGGCACGGGGGCGCTGGCTTACAAGCTGAAGGCGCAAGCTTGGCTAAAAGCCTCCAAAGACACCGGCCAGGTGGCGGAACAACTCGCTACGATGACGCAGCAGATTGCTGAACTCACCACGCTGACTGCGAATTTGATCGAGGAAAACAAGACCCTCAAGGCTTCGCTGCCCGCAAAACCAACTGCCAAGGCGTAAATCATGCCCACCACAATCCTCGAACATATCCAAGACTTCTGCGAACTCCAAAATCTCCCGGTTCCGTCCGCGATTATGGGGAGCGCAGAAAAGTCCTCGAAGCAGTTTCGAGCGATTATCCGTACACTCGTGCGCGACCTTGGGGAATTTCGTTGGCAGCAGCAGCGGATTGAAACCACCTGGGCGGGGATTGTGGGAAGTGATCAGGGCGCGTTGACAACGATTTTTGGGGAAGGCTATGACGGTATTGTCCCCGACACTCTCTGGAACGAAACCCGGAAAATGCGGATTTACGGGCCACTCTCCGAGCCAATTTGGACGGCTATGCAGGTTTTACCCAATGCCGGCCCTCAGTACCAATTTTGGATTGGGCAGAATCATCTGTATCTTTCCCCTGCGCTGGACGCAACAGACACTTTGCGCGCTGTTTACGTCACGAAAAATAATGTTCTGGCGGTTGACGGGGTGACATACAAACCCGAAGTAACCGAAGATGACGATTCGGTGATTTTTCCCGATAATGTCTTCGCCCACGGGATTGAGTACAAGTGGAAAAAGCAAAAAGGCGAAGCTGGCTGGGAGGATGATTACAATGTCTTCATCGGCCTTGTTGCGAAGAACTTGGTGAAGGACTCCGCGACGAAACTTTCCCTCGGCACCACCTATCGCGGCCCACAACCGGGTATCGTTATCCCCTCGGGCTCGTGGAATGTTTAAACAAGCAAAAGGACGGCTGCAAAACCAGCCGTTTAATCTCCCCGCGCCGGTCGCCGGCCTCGACGCAACCTCCCCCTTAATGCAAATGGCCTCTAAGAAGGCCGTTTTGCTGGAAAACTGGTTTCCCCGCCCAGATGCGCTGGAAACCCGGCCGGGGTGTATTGAGCATGTCACTGCTCTCCCAGACGCGCCGAAGCGGTTTCACACCTACAACCTCGCGAATGGCGGGCAGAGCCTATTCGTCTCGACGGATTCGGGTATCTACGACGTAACCACCGCAGGGGTTGTTGGCGCGACTGTTATGGCGTTAACAGAAGGGGATGTTATCTCCACCCTCATTGCTACTGGCGCGGGGCATTATATGCTCTTTGTCAATGGCACAGATACGCTTAAACAATACGATGGAACCGCTTGGAGTTCTGTCGCAATCCTCGGGGCTATTCCTACCACGGATTACTCCTACGTCACGGTCTACCGGCAGCGGGTTTTTCTCGTTCGGAAGAACTCCCTGGAAATGGACTACCTCGGGGCGAATTCGATTTCAGGGGCTCCTACCAACTACCCCTTCGGCGCCGTTTTCAAGAACGGCGGGAAGATTGTCGCGGCTGAAACCTGGACAATCGACGGAGGCTCAGGGCCGGAGGATAACCTCGCCATCATGTCCTCAACAGGGCATGTCGCAGTTTTCGCCGGGGCTGACCCAGCTACTTGGTCGTATAAAGGCACCTACTACATCGGCTCTCCGTTGGGGAAAACACCCCTTCAGCAGTATGGGGGCGACCTTCTCTGCCTTACAGAAACGGGTATTATCCCTCTCTCCACCGCTGTTCAGTCTACCTCTATCGACCGCTCGCGGACGTTTACGCAGGATATCCGCCCAATTTTCAATGCTGCGGCAAGTTTGTTCTCCGCGAATCACGGGTGGGAGATTCTGGTTGATCCCCTCACGCCGATGGTGTTGATTAACATCCCCTCCACCCCCGTCAGAAAACAGGCTGTCATGCACTCGCAGACAGGGGCTTGGACTTTCTATTCCGGCTGGGATTCCCAATGCTTCGGAAAAGCTGGCGCGGTGTTGTACTATGCGACCACTACCACCATCTTCCGTATTGGTGGAATCTCCGACGATGATAACAACATCGTTGCGACGTTCTCCCAGGCGTATAGTCGCTTTGGAATGAGTGTAAACAAATGCGCGAAGCTTGTCCGGGCGTATCTTACCTGCACCGGCAGCTTTGAGTATACGATGGGATTTTCCTCGAACTTCCAGAATGTCCGGGAACTCACATACCTCTCTCGCGGGCCGGATGCCTTCGCCTATCTCTGGGGCACCGCTATTTTCGGTGAAGCCCTATGGTCAGGCGCGACGGAAGCTGCCCAGGACTGGCAAACTGTCCCGGATGAATATACCCTTTGGAAGTCTTTCCAACTCCAAGTGACCACCAATAACGGGAAAGTCACTTATTCTGGCGCGGATATGCTATTCACGCCCGGCAGCAATTTCTGATTGACCCGCCCAGGTTGACAGCCTGCGGCTTTTCCGTTATTCTCCCGCTCAGTAGTGCCGCGACACGGCCTGTTTTAGTAAAACAAGGAGGTCGCTAAATGGCCTACGCTCCGTATAAAGCCCCCGCTGAACTTGCCCCGCAGCCTTACGGGGTAAAGACAAAACTCAATACGGGTTTTGCAACGCAGCCGGTTCAGCCCCCCGCAGCGCAAACGGCCCTTCTAGGGACTTCTACGCCTGAGCCGGTTTTCAGCATTGGGGGGTCTACTCCCCAACCCTTACCGCCTGCGCAGAATACCACTCTCCCGATGGGTGGGAGTAATGTCGTCGCTTCTGGTTCCGGGCTCGGGACGGGTATGGCTGCGCCTACTTCCCAGGTTAGCCTGACTGCCGCGCCTGCCGGTAATACCCCTAATTGGTGGTCCCAGGGTGCGACGCAAATTAACCCGATGGACCAGATTTACGCGCCGGATGGTAGCGTAGCCTCGAACGGTATGTTTGGGATGAACAACTACAACACCATGTTGCAGGGGTTTATCGGCGACAAGTGGCAAGGGGGTGCGCCAGATGATAGCTCCCAGGGCTATTTCCGGGCCGAGGACGTCCAAAACTGGCTGGCCCAGACCGGGAATAAACTCATGCAAAACTCCGGCGTAGGGATCGACGGAGGCTCGGACACCTACCAAAACATAAACTGGATTCAAGACGCCCAGGGGAATATTGTGGGCGAGCCAACCTTTAACCGGGATGACCCAAATGGGAACTTGAAGCAGCTTGCGGTTGCAGCGGGGGGCTATTTTGGCGGAACAGCTTATGCCGACATGATGGGCGGAATGGCCGGAGCTTCAGGCTATGCTCCGGCCATGAACGCAGCAACGGCAGATTCTGCTGTCGGGACCGCAGGCTATGGCGCGAGTTCTGCGGGCGCGGGCGGGGGCGCTGCTGCGGCAGGCAGCACCATCGCAGGTACAGGCGGCGCAGGCACAGCAGACCAGGTGGCTTTTCTCGAAGCTAACGGCCTGAGCGCGCAAGAGATTAGCCAAATCACCAACGGCGCGTATGGGTACACCCCCGCTGACCTAGCCTCTATGGGGCAGATTTCCGCGAATGCCCCGTTTAACCAAACCGGGACTAACGCGGGTCTTCCCGAAGGGACGCTGCCTTTCCGCAGTGCAGGCACGGGTGATCCGGCACCGGCTCCACAAACTCCGTCTACGCCTCCGGGGAATAAACCCCCGGGCAACTTCTTTACGCAGAATCCCCAGCTCACTGCTGGCCTGGTTTCTGCGGGCATTGGCGCGATTGGTGGAAATGGGGGAAATCCCCCGGCTCCTCCTTCGAGCCCTGGGGGTACGGGTGGAAATCCGCAGCTTACCCAAGCGCTGCAACAGCAAATGTTCGGGAATGTCCCGGGCTTGAAAACCACAGCAGGCGACCCGAACCAGTTTTATCAAACCGCTTCTGATGCGGCATATCGGAATCAAACCCGCTACCTCGATCCGCAGGTGGCGCAGCAGCAAAAAGCCCTGGAAGCGCGGCTGTCCGAACAAGGTTTTGTCCCGGGCACTCCGGGCTATAACCAAGCCATGCAGAACTTCATGGATGCTAACGCCCGTGCATACGCCCAAGCCCGGGATACTGCAACCCTGCAAGGCTTCCAGGTTGGGGATACAAACTTCGATAACTCCCTGGCGAATACGGAGCTTAACAACTCCGCCTCGAATTCGTGGTTGAACCAAATCATCGCCATGCGCAACCAGCCGATTAACGAGCGGAATGCGATCATGACGGGGGATCAAATTCAGTACAACAACCAACTGGACCAGTACAACGCGCAGCAGCAAACCCGGAACTCGAATAACCAGCTCATTGGACAACTGGCAACGGCGATTGGGATGTACTTCTCCGATGCCCGGTTGAAGGACGATATTACCCCCATCGGGCAGACGCCTGGAGGTCTGGGAATCTATTCCTACACCATCTTCGGCCGGAGGGAAATTGGCGTCATTGCCCAAGAGGTCCAGGCTAAACAACCCCACGCTGTCGCGGTTGACCCGGATTCTGGGTTCCTCATGGTTGACTATGGGAGGATCGCATAATGCCTAATACCGTTAGCAACCCGCTGAACATGCCGGCGGAATATATGGTCGGCGTGCAGAACGCCCAGCAGAAACAGGCCCTTGCTCAAGCGTTGTTGAAACAGTCGATGGAGTACAAGGGCACCCCTGATACCGGGCGCAGGATCGTCGCTAAAACCCCGCTTTCCCATGCGCTGATGAATTCGGCCATTGGGGCGTTGGCAGGGAAAACCGCGTCCAAGGCTGGCGCGGATATGGCGGCTCAGCAGGGGCAATTCCAACAGGCTGGGAATACCGAGGTCCAACGGATTCTCTCGCTGCCGGAAGAGCAGCAAACGGCTGCGGCGATGGGGTCGAAGTTTCCCCAAGCGCAGGCTTTGGCTAAGGCGCTGCAAGAGCGGGATAAGGCAAAGGCTGCGAACATGGAAGCCCGCCTGGGCCATTATGGCACGGCTTTGTCGAAACGCGACCCTACCGCTGCGGCCTCGGCTATCGCGTCAGGAAAGATGGACCCGAGTTATACACCACCACCTCTCCCAGACCCCCAGATTTCGCAAGTGCAAACCCCGCAAGGCCCGCGCCCAATGGTTACAAACACCAATGCGATGGGGGAAAAGCACGGTACGTTGGCTGGGGGTGGGGTTAATATCACCAACCAAATTCCCGGGGATCAGAAAATTGGCGTGAACACGCTTGAAGCTGGGCTGAAGCCCCGTGAAGAGGCTGCGGCTGCTGCGAAGAATATCTACGCAGCGACTTCTCGCGCAGTGGACGCCCTGCAACGAGGCGCGCAGGCGGGCGGCGGGCAAAATATCAAACAAAACGTCCGTATGGTTTTGCAGGCTTTCGGGGTTAACGCGCCTGACACGGCAGAAACCGCAGAACTTGGTATGGCGCTGGGTAATGCTATCCTCACCGAAGCCGCGAAGATTAAGCCAATCTCCAACACTGATATCCAGACCCTGGAGAAAATTGTTGGTTCAATTGGCAGCGATCCAACCGCGCTTTCCCGGGCGCTGGCGTTTAGCCAGGCGGTTTCTCTCGATGCTTTGGGGAACTATAATCGCTACGTCCAGGAACAAGGTGCGACGATGGTTGACCCAGTTGCAAAGCAGCGGCTGGCTGGTTCTACTATCGGGTTTGAAGTTCCGAAAAGTCTCTCCGGTCCGACACAGCATCAGCTTGAGGTTATGCGGCAAATGCAGATGTTTGGCGGGGATATCACAAAGTTCAATGACCCCACCGGGCAGCCGTTTCGCCAAGACTCGAAGTTTGATATTAACCCTGCCGGGGGTTACCCTGTGGGACAGCAACAAGCCCGGAAAGTCACCCGTACCGGGAAAGACGCTTCGGGGCGAAAGGTTGTTCAATATTCCGACGGGAGTGTAGAATATGCCGATTGATCCTAAAACAGTTATCTGGGACAAACCCGCGCAGCCTGTTGGGATTGTCTGGGATGAACCGGAAACTACTGATCCCAAGATCGCGCTGACCGCTGCGGGGAATACCGCAAAGGCGATAGGCGCAACAGGCGCCGCTGGCATCGGCGAATTCGGGATTCAGGCTGCAACCGCTGCGGCTAAAATGCACCCTCTGGCGCTTGCCCAGACGATTAAGGAAAAGCTTGGGCTGACGAAAAGTTCGCCTGAGCAGATTCTCGATGCGTTGAAAAATAACTCCCTGAAGAGTTTGCAGGAGTGGGAGAAGCAGCATTCCGACCTCACAGGCATGCCGCAGGCCTTGGTTAAAGGCGTTGCTACAGGTGCTGCGCTGGGGCCGGCTGGTGCGGTTAATCGTGGGGCTGGCGCAGTTGCCGGTGCAGCAGGCGTTGGTGCGTCGGAAAGCGTGAATAAGCTTCTCCCGGCGAAAGAATTTCCGGTCCTCGGCCCGGCTGCTTCGACCCTCGCGGGATTTGCGACAGGGGGTTTGACGGGATTCGCCTTGGGGCCAAAGCAATCTGTGGCGAAGCGGGATATTCGGCTGGAAACGGATCATTTTCCTGCTTCTGATTGGGCGAAGGCCGCGGATAACATTCGTGATTTCCAAGGGGTGAACTCGAAAACTGCAACTCTGGCGGATGCTTTTCCTGGGGATAACAGCCTTGTACGCTTGGCAAACAAAGCCGCGAATGAGCGTGGCGGGGAAACTCTTCGGGTGAAACTTGCAGGCCGGAAAGACGAACTCCAGGGCCTGGGGGATGAGTATGTAAGCCGCATTGGCCCGAAGGTTGATCCTGCGGCTACTGCGAATGAACTCGCAGATGCGGCGAATGGTTTTCTCACCACCAGCAAGGGGCAGGTTAACGAAGCCCTGCGGAACCGGCTGGCGGGGCAGCGGCTTACCCCGCAACAAGCAAGGGAGTTGTATGACACACTTCTCAAAGCCGGGGCTGCGCAGGAAAATCCCTCCATCGCCGCAGGCTACCGGGAAGTGGCTAAGAGCCTCCTAAAAACCAATGGCGAGGTTCAACGCTCGGTGCAAGAGCTTAGTCTGTTGATTAAACAGCATAAGAAGACTGCCGGGAATCCTTTGCAGCTTCAGGGGCAAACCCCTGCTATCGCGGCAGGGTGGGGAAAGCAGGCTATTAGCGATGCCGAGGAAGGCTTGGGGGAACTCTCCCCGACCTTTGAGCAGGCAATGCAGGATTATATCGCGGGGCGTCGCCGGCTCTCGACGGAAGCGGAAGGCCCGATTGGCCGATTGACGGATTCAAACCCGAACATCGCTAAGGCTACTCCAGTAAGCCGGTTGAATGCAGTGGTGGAAGGGAATAGTCCAACCACCGTTGCAGGCACTGCGCGGACTCTG